CGGTTCGCTCCTTCCAGGTGTCGCCGAAGGACTGGGTCTCTTCGAGGCCCGTCGATACGTCGAGTGTCCAGGTATCCAGCTCGGCCACCGTGTTAGTGCTGATTTTGAAACTGCCAGCGTTTCCTGCAAGAACTGCCATTGTATCCTCCTAGTCGTAATCGTGAATGAAGTCGAACTCTAAAATCACCGCATAGAGTTTTTCGTTGGTCTCGAGCGTTTCCTCGTACTCGATGCGCCGCCCGTTGAGATGCGTGCTTCTCACCGTCAGCCCGCTCGCCGCAGTGATCGCGGCCTGCTGATTGATGACGGCACTGTAAACCGTGTCGCCAAGATCCTCGGCGGCCTTTGAGTTGCCCGTCGCCATGCAGTAAATGTTGACTGGCCGGCGCGTGGCCGTTGGTGCTGCGCCGATGCTATGAAACGGGATATCGTCGATGGCCTCGATCACCAGTGCCGGGTACTTCGTCGCGCGGGCCTGCTCGGCGTGGATGTCGTAGACTCGATTCCCGACAACCGAGGAGATAGTCGGCTCGGCCTGCGTGTAGCGGTAGAGAGCTTGGTAAATTCTCACGCGGCACGCCCCAGTGCGTCGAACGCGGCCTTTACGCGAGTTTCCAGCAGCTTTTTAATGGAGCGGCGTTTGGCCTTTACAGCGTCGGCAAGAAACGGATTCGGGCGAGAGCCGGGGTGAAAGACTTTCGTGCGGACTTGGTCGCCGACGCGGGAGAGCCAAGCGAAGGCGCGACCTGCGATCTTGAGCAGCCGCTTGTTGCTGCTCTTGCCGCGGATCCAGTGCGGCTTGGTGCCGTCATGGACCATGTGCGCGTGCGGGGCGTCTTTCTGGAACGTAAACGTAAACGCCTGCATAAACGTCTTGTACTTCTTGCCCTTCGCGGACTTAATCGCTTTCTTGAGGTCGCCGGGCGGCCGGTCCGCGCCGAACCGCTTGGTGGTGTACGGCGCAATCGGCGCACGCCGCGCGGCCTCGCTCCGAATCTCGCGGGCGGCTTCAAGCAGAGCCTCTTCGATGTCTTGGCCCGCTGCGGTCGCCATGACGCGCTTCATCTGGCCGACGAGTTCGTCCATGCCTTCGACTTTGATTCCGAGGCTGCGCTGCGAAGGCATTAGATCAGCACCTCGACGGCCTGCATGGTCAGCATCTCGTCGCGCTCGTCAGGGTTCAGGATCGACTTGATGTCAAAGTAGCGCGTGGCCTGCGTCTTCTGGTCCACGTACTTGACTCGCATGGCTGGCGTCAACCCGATCACAAACCGGAGCCGGATCGTGTGGGTCAAGTCCGCCACGACCTGCCGCGCGGCGAAGAACTCGCGCCCGTTTCCGGTCTCAATACTGGCCCAGCACTGATGCACTGATGCCCAGTTTTCCGTGCGGTCGCCGTTGGCGTCGACGGCGATCGTGTTGGCCTCGATGTCGATCAGATGCCGCAGCACTCCGGCCCTCATATGAACACTCTCCACGGGGCGATGAGCGCCGACGCGGCCAGCGGTAGCTCGGCCTCATCGACGGCGGCCGCAGTGCCAACGACAACGGCCTCGCGGTGCTCGTAGAAGTGCGACGCGAGCATTCGGATAGCCTGCCGAATCGGCGTCGGCACGCTGGCCTGGTTGGGCCAGCCGCAGGTAAATTCGATCTCGATGGGGTCGGTGTTCCGAAGCGTCTCCGTGGGCCAGTCTCTCTGGTATTCCAGGACGATCTGGCCCGGTGTTCTTGCAGTGGAGACTCCGTAGTTACTGCTGGCAAATGTGTGCTGAACGCCGCTGGAGTCGGTGTACTTGATGTGCGCGACCGACACCAGCGGCGAGTAGGGTATGGTGATGACGCCGGTATCGGGGAAGTAGTCCAGATACATGCGCCAAGTTTGAGTCGCGAATCGACGATTCGAGACCACCTCCAGATGGTTGGTCGCCGCCTGGACGTAAGGGCTCAACTGCTCGACCGGTTGACCTATGGCGCGGGAGTGCGCTTCAAAGTCGCTGTCGGACAGCGCCCAGAACGTCGGCGGCGTCACCAGCTGGAGGCGGTGCTCGATCATTAGTCGATCTCGGTAGCAGTTGCCGAGCCGCCGAACCGCGGGCCGGCAAGGGCGATGGCAATACCACCCAGCACCGGCGAGTCCACGACCTCAACAGCTTTCAGCCGCACGTACGAATAGCCAGCGTTGGCCAGCTCCTCGGCGTGCACCTGGATAGCGTACATCTGCGAGGCGCCGGCGGTCGTGGTAAAGCCAGCCGCAGTGCGGGCCGTCATCGCGCCCTGCACGTCGGTCGACGTGATGGACTTCGAATAAAACGGAATTGCAGTCGTGTTGGTCGGGACGATGTCGTCACAGGCCTCGACCGTAATGGTCGAGGTTCCGGTGGCACCAGCGCCCTTGTGGATCAGGAACAGGGCACTGTCGAAGTTGCCGAGCGAAACGATGTCGCTGGTTACCGTGCCGCTGAACGCATCGGCCACTGGATCGAGGCCTTTGACGAAGTGGAGGTTATTCAGAAGTTCGTACGGGATCATATTGGTTCCTCCTTGTTAAGCGCGAGCGTCGACCGTTACGAACGGCGACAAAGTGTTGGAGCCCTTAAACGGCGTGATCGGCTGCTTCACGCTGCTCTGGCCGTTGACGTCGATGGACCATTTGAAGGTCATCTCGTCGTAGATGAACCGGACGTGCATAGACTGCGCAGCGCGTAGACCGCCCTGCGTGATGACGACATATTTCGACAGGTTCGCCAGCACCACGTCGCCCTTGTCGCCGAGCGTTTCGGCCTGTTCGACGGGGATGACCGGGAAGCCGAGGAACGTGCCGTACTGAACCGTGCCGGCGACGCTGTTGTTCGGCAGGAACACCGGCTGTTGGCCCACGGTGAGAAGCGGGAACTGGCCGATCGTGTCGGGATTGCAAAGCCAAACGATGCGGTCGCCGGGCTCGCGGTAGAGGCGCGACAGCATGCTCGTGGCGTTTTCAATCACGAAGGTGTCGGCGGCCTGTCCGGTCTTTTTGGCGACCGATACCATCAGGGCGCCGCCGTAGTTCTGGACGCTGAAGCCGAGCGGTTTGCCGACGCCGTCGCCGCGCCAGATGGCGTCGTCGAGTTTAAACGCGATTTCGGAAGCAAACGCATTTTCAAACACCGTCGCCATCGCGGGAGCGTTGCGAAGCAAACGCTCGGTAGCATAGGCCAGACACTTCAGCGATTCGAGACGGATCTCGTGACGAGACAGCTTCGGCTTGGTGGCGGTCGGCGCGTCAGCTTCGCCCGTCCAGTAGGCCTGCACGCCGCCCCAGCGAGAGCCGTTGGCGCGGGAGGTCTCGTCGATGTACGGCAGCTCAAGCGAGTCGCTGCCTTCGCCGATCGGAATATTGGTGCAGAGCGGGAAGATCCGCGCCGTTTCGCGGGCCTTGAGCAGGAGCGCCGTCGAGAACTCGGTCCCGATGGCAAACCCACCGTCCGCGGGAACCGCGGCCGACGCGCCCGAGGCCGTCAGGTTCTGCCCAAACAGTCGCTTATCGATCTGGCCGCCGAGCCCCTGGAAGGCTCCGCGCGGGCTCTGCGCGTACGCAATAGCCGCCAGCTGCTCGCCGACGGACTCGAACGGGCGGGCCGCTTCGTTGTCGCTGGTGACGCGGGCCGGTTCCCGAGTCACGTTCGCCTTGGCGCGGGCTTCGAGAGCCTCGACCGCAGCAAGTTGCTCGCGGACGGTTTTAAGTTCGTTTTCTTTTGCGTCGACCGCCTGCAGATGCGCCACCGGATCGGCGGCACCGCTGGAAGCGGCGAGAACCGCGCTGTACTCGGTTTCGAGCGCGGAGACCTGAGAGAGTAGCTCTCGTTTCGTCATCGTTCCCCCTATTTCCCCAGCACTCGCCAACGCCGCATCCGCAGCGCCAGTTCATACTGGGCTCTTTGCTGGTCCGCGCTCGGCGCGGCCGTCAAACTCGTCGATAAGATCTTGGCATTCGGGTCCGCGCCGATGGGCACGACCGAGATTTCGTAAGGCTTCCACTTCTTCGCCAGATACTGCTTTACATCGGCACCGGGCTTCGACTCGACAACGAGCTCGCCGATCTGAACGCCCATGCTTACGTTGCGCAGGATGCCGTCCTGGATGTCCTGCCAGGTGCCATTGACGTCTTCGCGGTTGCTGAACCGCAAAACGGCCCGGTAACCGTCGTCGGCGCGGCGCGCAGATTCCACAACGCCAATCACATACTCGGTTTCGTCGATCTGGTGGCCGTCGAGAACCGGCGCACCAGCAGACAGCGCGGACAGGTCGGCGCTGTCCATGTCGAAGCGCAGCTTCCAGCTTTCGCCCGTGAAGAAGTCGAACCGCTCGACCGTGGCCCCTGAATAAAACAACACCTCGCGGCGCCGCGGGCCTTCGGCCTTCGGCTCTTCCTCGTCGTCCTCCGGCGTCGGCATCGGTGCGAGTAGCTGGCCGGCTAGTTGGATTTTCAAATTCTCCGTCATTGCCTCACCCCCGCTTGATCTACCGGTATCATTGCGCCCTGCACCAGATACTTTTCGCCGCCGTCGTACGGGTTCAGGTTTTC